TGCCACCACGGCGTGAAAGCGATGACTAAAAAGCTGATGGCCAATGCACTGGCGCCGATGCGCGAGAGCCCTGTTTCGCCGAATTTGCGAATGGTGAACTTGGCGGTGGCCATGTATACCATTCCGCCCAAGCCAAATAGAGCCGCTGTGCTTCCTGCAATCGTCAGAGAAACGCCATATGTGTTGTGTAGATGCGTTGCCGTGATTGCCAACAATCCGAACACACAGGCTCCTTCAATTACAGCAATAGACAGAATGGTTCTGACCCAGGCATCTTTGCCGGCAAGAAAAAGTTGTTTGAAGAATCCCGCTGAAACATGGTGATGGTGGTGCGAAGCGTCGAGTTTTTTCCAGTGGCGCCAAAGTAAAAAACTCACCGTCCAGAAAAAACAGGCCATCATCACAAAGGCCCAGCGCCATCCCAAGGTGTCGGTGAGCAAACCACCAAAGAACTGTCCAGAGGTAATGCCCAACATGGTTCCTAAGCCAACGCGCGCTAATGTTTCTTGGCGTTTGTGGTAATCCACTGCATCGCCTACCCATGCAAGCGACATCGGAATAATTCCTGCAGAAAAAACACCGGTGGCTATGCGAGCAATGACCGTTGGGTCAAGCGTTCCCTGCTGGGCCTGCTGTTCCATACCGGCAAGCATGGCTCGACGGAGCGATTCGACCTCAACTTGGTCACGCTCACGGATCGGGTCCTCAATGGCGGGGTCCATCTCACGGGCAGTCTGGGTGGACATGATGCCCGTACCCACACGCTGACCAATGGCGATGACCATGCCGTTCACGTCAGAGCCAGGCATGCTGTACTTGACGTAGGACAGGTCAGTCTCAAACGCTTCATTCGGGGTGTAGTCGGGGCGCACCACCTTACCATCTGAACCCATGAAGAACATGCTCGGCTTGTTGCCGTAGTACGCCTTCATAATCTTCACAGCTCGGCGGTTTTCACTTTCGGCTGAGTTGGCAAGGATTTCTTGGTACTCCTGAATGGACATGTCAATGGCGTTGCCCATGACCATCTCACCACGGCGGGCGGTACGAACGTTGGTCGGTGACTCTCCACCGAACTCGGCGGGAATCTGACCGTTCATGCGACCGGCACGCTCAAGGCGGTCAAGGGCGTCATTAGTCGTGGTGCCAGGCTGCAAGTGCGTAATCTGCACCTGTCCCTTATCCACGATGCCTCGGATACCCTGCTTGCCGTCTGCCTCTTGGACAATACGGGGGCTGGTCGGGCTGTTGCTGGTGCTGACAATCCACTCGTCAGGGAACACGTTGCGGAATCGGGCAATCATGTCCAGCGCGTCAAGCTTGGCCATGCGCTGGTACGAGCCAATCATCTGGTCAAACTGACCCTGCAAGCGGTCAAGGGTAATGCGGCCAGCGATAACCACGGGGCAGATTTCAGCGCGGTTGACAATGCGCTCAAGGATTACGTGCGAGGCCGTCCCTTTACCAGTCTCCGCAGAACCATAGGCAGAAGCCTTGGGCTTCTCAGCGCCAACAGCAACCAGTACAGTCTCAACTTCATCAAGGTACTCCAGAATCTCGAACATGTCCGAATCGGCTTTGTCACCACGGTACATTACCGAAGCTTGGGCGGGGTAGTTCTCCTTGAGCCAGCCCAACGGACGGCGATCTACGAAGATACAGTCAGTCGGCTCCATGGAGTCGGGGTCAATCATGGGCGAGGGGAACGTTGAGAGTGGGTTTCTCACACGCCAGTGTGGGATTTCACGCTTGTCGCTGGGGTCAATGGAGACTGGCGACAGGCTCACGGCAGTCATGCCGTAGGCGGTCAGGTGGCGAGAACGGCGCCGGAGCTTGGTGTTCATCTTGTTCATGTCCCACCAACCAAGGTTGGCAAGGCGTCGGTCACGGGCCTTGTTCTCGCTAACCTGAATACCGGGGCGTACCGGCATGTAGGTAATGTCCGGCATGACGGACGCCACCCTCATCGCAAACTGGTCAATGCCCTGGGCAATCAAGTTCGGGATTGCGGGCTTCTCCATGTCGTCGAGCTCTGGGAGAGGCACGATGATGTCGCCGTTGTAGTGGCGGCGAATCTCGTCCATGCGGGTGAACAGACCACCACGGTCTCGACGACGCTGTTGCAACAGAGTGACAATTTGATTTGCAGCTTTAGCGTTGTCAAAGGAGAGAGCCAACTGAGAACCTTCTAGTTAGGGCGGGCGTTCTTCACCCATGACGGACGCCACTGCGTGGCTGCCGCCGTTTTGGGCAGATACAGGTTCGGTATGTTCCACTCAAAGAACCATTGAGCCATAACACAGTCGTCCGTTCGGGTGCCGTTCGGGTACTTTGTTACTTCGTCAATCAGTTTCAGTGCTTGGGTTTTGCCCTCACCTTTACCAGGTAATCGTACCCTACCGAAACGGTAATGGCTCTGTAACACAGTCACACCAAGGGTTTCGTCCGTCTTGTTGATGATGTTTGTGTTGTGGGGAATGATCTCCACGCCTCGCATCTGGCGCCACGTTTTCACCGTGTCGTACTGGAGCATGAACCGCTGAGCGGCGTTGTTCTCCACTATCCAGTACTGAATCGGAAAGCCCAGCGACTCACTGAGGTTCTGCCATTCTTCCATGATGCCGGTGTAGCGGCCCTCGGCCACCTTGTAGTCGAGGAACGTGCTGGCTTCCATCTTCTGCCGGATAAGCGACAGCAGGAACCGCTGATTCGATTCGGGGTGATACAGCCAGCACTGGACTGACCAGAACATGCTGGGGCTAGGGTCAGCCGTTGCCACGACTAGACAGTCCCGGGCGCTGAGCCCACGGGGAATGTCCCACGCATCTCGATCTCGGTCAATACACCCAGCGTTGTCGCCGTGACCCCAGACCCATTCGGGCCGGACTAGGACTTCTGACGGGTCCAGGTCCTATTGCTGGAATACGACTGCAAAGCGCTCCGCTCGGTTTGCCATGAGCGCACTAATGTCTCGCCAACTAATCCGCCGTGGGTCCAAGAGACACCCAACGGGGTAGGGGTCAGAAGTTCTCTTATGGTATTTCGGGTCACAGCGGTCCTCATAATGTGCTCGGTAAAGAAGGTGCTTGTACTTCTTGTCAGTGCGGAGCTTGGCAACCTCGTCCTCGGACATGCCAGCATCTAGCAGTTCTTCTTCATCGTCGAGAGGTTGCTCCATGTCAAGAGCAAAGCGATACAGATCGTCGGAACTAAGCCGCTGACCAATGAGAGCCAGCATACCGGAAGGTTCAAGCCGTGATTCAGCGATGTCCTGATACCAGTCCTCTAGGTTCTACTTGAGGTCTGCCGAGCGAGTGTTCTTGTCGGTCACTAGGTCGTCCCAGAAACAGCCGTCATAGCGTCCACCGAGGAAGCCTGAGTCCTTACCGAACGCCGAGAGCGTTGGCTCCTTCTCCGTGATGGCGCCGGTCTCCTCATACTGCATCACGATGAAGGCTTCGTGCGTCCACAGGTCTCGCTCAAGCGGCTTGAATCGCCCGAAGTCAAGGGCGAGCGTACTCTCGGCGTCCAAGGCCAGCCCACGGGCTTTCAGGGCGTCCTCGCCCAGCTCAGGGGTCAAACGCTCCAGCGAACGGCGCACGCGCATCATCATGTTCTGGGCGTTCTTCATGGTGTTCGAGCCCACCAGCAGACGGATCGAGCGGTTACGGCAGATAATCCAGCAGATAAGGTCGTGAATCAGGGTGGTCTTACCAGAACCTGGGGGCATGTTCATCACGACATACTCTTTCTCTGGGGACTCTAGGAGTTGCACCAGAGCAAGGCCAGCCTCGTTCTGCCATGGCGTCGAGATACGACCGAAGTACCGGCGCCGGAAGTAGTCAAAGTCCTCTAGGGCTTGCTTGGCCTCGGCTGAGAGTTTCTCGTACTTCTTCGGGCCTTCGAGCTTGGCGAGTTCCTTCTGCTCCTTGTAGTCACGGGCGCTGGTGTCCACCTCGTCCTTGAGGGTGAGGTTCTTAGCCGCCTTCTCAATGCGGTGTCCGGTGGCTTCGGAGAACTTAGCCTTCTGTGCGGACTGCGAGATAGAGAAACCAGCGGAGCGGGCCTCAAAGTACTTCTTGCGCTGAGCAGGGGTGACTGCCATTAGTCCATCGCTTCTGCCAACAGCCCTCGCATACGGTACCGCTGGGAATCATCGTTGCTAATAGAGAACACACCCACACCGCCATCGGCGTAGTCCTTGACGGCTACGACCAAAATGTAGTCCTCGATGACCGGCATCTGCCACGGGGCGCTACTGGAGTCAGGGTCAAGGGGCAGGCTGGTGAGAAACGTGGGCAGGTTCGTCTCAATCCAGTTCTTGAGCGATCCTGATAGTGGGTTGTTCATTCCTCAACCTTACGCTTCGTGAACCAGACGTAGCAATTACGGGCGTACAGAATTGCGTACATACTTGCAAAGGCAGTAAAACCGTACTGGTGGCTAGTCAGGCCGTAGGTGGCCCAAAGCAGGGAGTTGCAGAACAGGATTATCCAAGCCCACCAATGCTTGCGGCCAACGAATGTGGCACCGACAATGCCGATGCCTTCAAGTACCCAGCTCCACATTAGAAATCTTCCTCAGCCAACTGACACATCAACGAACACTCAACATTCGGTTCGGTCTGGTGATTACCTCGGTTGGGGTCAAGTTCGTCAAGGTAAATAGCACCGTTGGCATCACGCAACACAGTGTTAGAAAGTGATCGCTCAAGCTTTGCCATGCGGTCAAAGGTCTCTGGGAAGTCCACGCGAATTTTGTTCCAGTAGCCCATACCGCCCTTGACACAGCCGACACAGTTATTGTACTGATAACCCATGCGGTACATCATGGGCAACTCAATACCGGCCCGCTCAATCATGCTCAAGCAGTCAGGCTTAGTAAGTTTGCGGTCAATCAAAGGCGTGGCCAGCGTGACGCCAGGATTCTGCTCGCGGAACCGAATGGCTCGGTGTTCTTCTTCGGCAGTGTAGCCAAACACCTTAATGTCGTCAGGGCGCTCAAAAGCAAAACGGACTTTACGCTTGAGCTCAACAGTGCATCGAGCACCTACGGGGCTAACAAGAAACTTAGTTTTCTCCCATACGTCCCACGTATCAACATACTTACCCTTGAGGCGTACAACCTCTTGGCCAAACCATTCTTCGCAATCCTTGATAAAACGATCGTTGTCTGGGTGTTCACTGCCGGGATCGGTGTACACAATGTCACAAGGACCCTGTGCAAGTGTCAGCTTGGCGGCGACAGCACTAGGAGCACCTGCGCTAAACCATACGACAGTACGTTGTTCAGTCATTACTTGCGAGCCAGTTTCTTCCAGTATCGCTTACGGCGCCAGGCGTAGTAAGCCAGTGAGAGGCGAGTCACTTCTTCTTAGTCTTTCGGGACTTGCCTGCGACAGACAAAGCAATCGCTATGGCTTGACGCTGAGGCTTCCCCGCCTTCATCTCGGTACGAATGTTGGCCGAGACCGTCTTGCTGGACTTGCCTTTCTTGAGTGGCATTAGTTTCTCTCCATAGAGCTAGGGCAATTATGCCGTACACGATGCTGTCTAACAGACTATCCTCGACGCTTTCGTTAGCCAAGTTACCCTCGGCTGCAAACTTCTGGAGTCGGCGCGTCTTGTCCTGCTGGCGAACGAGCGCACCTACCC